GCCCTTTGCTGCTTATCTACAGCATGAAAAACAGCCTCCACTAACTGCCACTTTACACAGGTGTCAGCTATTGTTATTTTATCTTTTTTAGCAGCTTTAATTCTTCCTTTTACATCATTGTGCTTGAACTCATTCAGGGAGAGCCTCATAATGTCAGAGAAATGATCCAAGATGAATTCATAAGTGACCATATAGCTCTTTCTGTTAAAAAAATTCCCCTTATTGTATCCTCTAAGACCTGATGGTGTTATTATACTGCCTAAACTCCTATTGATGCAATTTTCCCAATAATTTGAGATATTGGTGGTACCTATCCTTGATGATATGCAACTGCCCATCACATAACCTAAATATTGGCAGAATTTAGGATCATAGCAAAAATCATTATCATACAGTTTACCTTCAAAAACATCTCTTTCCACATCTGTTTTCATGCTGCCCAAGTTGTGTTTTTTTGCAGCAACTACATCTTCTAAAATCCCCTCTAAATTCCTGGATTGTTCTATTGCTTTGTTGTATTGACCAGTTGTCATTGCATATGTACAATAGATCATGGAAGTTAATGAATTGCTGCTTTTAATCAGCTCATTTGTTATAAAATGCCTCAAATCCACCCTGTTTAAAGCATTTTCCAAACGTATCTCATTTAATTTGCCCAGTTTGTGACTTGTTTTGAAAAAATCGTGTATGTTTAATCTGATTGACTCCTTAATCCATGCATCAAAATAAGTGTAATTGTAACTGGCGAAAGAGGAAATTATCCCTTTCAAATTGGAATAATTCCCACTAGAGTTGACTATTAAGTAGCGACTGTTATGCAAAGTCACCTCAGTCTGTCTTTTTTGATGAAAAGCCAACAATGCACTTAACAATTCAAAGTTGGGAATGTCAACAAATCTTATCTCTTCTCTAATACAATAAATTGAAAGCATTTGGAAAATTGAATGATAAAGGTTCATGCCAGTTTTAATTATGTTAATGCTAAATTGTGTCCATGGTGTTAGCACATAATCAACTGAGTTTGATCTGAAAATCTTGTAATCTTCATTGTAACCAAGTATCAACTCTAGCTCGGACTTTATTGGATAGCATAGCCTAAAAAGCCTACAGTTTCCTGTCTGGTAGCACTTAGGTCCTCCTCTAACAAACATCAACACATTGTCATAACCCAAGTTATCTATTGTGACATTTTTGCAATTTGTTGAATTTGTGGACAGCTTAAACAATGAGTAGCAAAATCTAGAAACAAATTCAGCTGATTTACCTAAATAAGATCTTCTATACTCATCAGACAAAATTGAAGGGCTCTTCAAG